CTCAGGCAACGAGATACCGTTGTATTACTGGAAACGAAAGGAGACCTAAACATGGCATATTTCAACCAAACACCGGCTGCTCAGTATTATCCGCAGTCATATTCTACGACAGCACCGAATTCGATTAACTTTCAACCTACGCAAACACAACAACCAAACACGTTTGTGTGGGTATCTGGTGAACAGGCGGCCAGATCTTACCCGATAGCACCGGGCGCTACTGTCTTAATGATGGATTCAGAAGCTCAGACATTCTACATAAAGAAAGCAGATGCTTCAGGAAGACCATTCCCGTTGGAAATCTACGACTTCGCTCCTCGTGCTGCACAACAGCAGACTGCACCTCAGGCAGAATCAAATTTCGTCAAAATGGAGGATATAGACCGAATCGTAGAAGAAAAGGTCAACGCGGCCCTTGCAAATAGGAATAAGAACAAAGGAGGTAATAAGTGATGAATGGAACTGTAAACCCTCTTTATCAAATGTTTGGAAATACGCCATCAAACACCGGTAATATTCTTCAGAATGTTCGGCAAGCGGCAAACCTGTTAAACGGAAACCCAATTCAGAAAGCCCAGGAGCTAATGCTTTCAGGTCTTCTCACAAGAAGCAACGTTATGCAATTCGCGCAACAGCTTCAACAAGATCCTGAGCAACAAGTTCTTGGTCTTTTGAATTCCGGACAAATGACTCAGGAGCAATTTAATCAGTTAAGTGCAATGGCTCAGGAGTTTCAGAAGAATTTACGATAGTTAATTCTTTTGTTTTATTTGTAAAAAGGAGTGATTCCAAACATGGCTTTCACAAACGAAGGGCTTAGTGTTGCTGACATCGCGGCAGTAACCGGAGAAAACAGAGGCGGAGCTTTCGGAGGATACGATGGCTCTTACTGGATCATCATTCTGTTCCTGTTTGCATTCATGAACAATGGATGGGGCGGATACGGAAATGGCGGTCAGACAGCGGTCATTAACAATGACGTTCAGAGAGGCTTCGATCAGCAGGCTGTGATGGGCGGACTTAACAACCTCACGACAGCTGTATCCAACGGTTTCGCTAATGCTGAAATTTCCAGATGCAACACTCAGGCCAATCTTACAAACCAGCTTAACACAATCGCTATGAATCAGCAGAATTGTTGCTGCGAAAACAGAGCTGCTATTGCTGATCTGAAGTATACGATAGCGACAGAGGCATGTGCTGATAGAGCGGCTGTACAAGCTGGAATTCAGACGGTTCTCGATAAGATGTGCCAGCAGGAGCTCGATGCTGAACGCAGAGAGAACCAGAATCTGAGAACACAGCTTAACATGGCTAATCTGCAGGCTTCGCAGACGGCTCAGACCGCAAGGATCCTGGCGGACAATTCTGCTCAGACAGCAGCTCTGGAACAGTATCTCAATCCGACGCCTGTTCCGGCGTATATGGTGCAGAATCCGAATTGCTGTTCACCTGTATATAACGGCTGCGGTTGCGGCGCGTAAGGAGGTGATAGCATGGCGGAATTTACTGCGAATGCTCTACAGACAGTAAATCCTGGTGAGTCAGTCATCTTTACAGCTTCTCCGCAGCCATGCGAAAGAGGCTTTGTTAAACATACTGATGATACAGGAAACTTCCTTTTAAGCGGTTGGGTTCCGACTAGATATGGTTGTAGGTGCAAAGGCAAAAACGCCGAATATCTTATTGACTTCGGCGCCAATATTGCTATCCCCACAGGCGGAGAAGTAGAAGCAATATCGGTTGCAATCGCTTTAGACGGCTCCACTCTTCCGGCAAGCACGATGATAGTGACGCCTACAGCAGTTGAAGAATTCTTCAACGTAAGCAGAGCTATAAATGCAACCGTTTGGAATGGATGCTGTCAGACCGTTACAGTAAGAAATACTTCAGAGCAGCCGATACTTGTTCAAAATGCGAACATAATTATCACAAGGCCTGATCTGGCAGTGACACGTTAGGAAGGAGGAAACAGTGAACGATACTACTCTTAAAAGATTAGATGAGCTGATTGATCGCGAAGTACTAAAAATTGTAGATAAAGGCGACATGTCTCTTTCCGAACTTGATATAGTGGATAAAGCGGTTTGCATATCGGAGAAAATCAATAATTTAAATAAGTCGCGTGAAATGAATGGACCTATGGGCTATTCCGAGATGAGAGGAAGAGACCCTATGACAGGCCGTTACATGAGTAGAAGCGATGGCATGGCGAACGGCGGTTATTATATGGGCAGCTATGGAATGATGCCAGAATATAATATGCCAATGCCTCATGCCGTGGCTGGCAACTCCTATGGGTACAGCGGTCACAGCGTAAAAGATCGTATGTACAAAGCTATGGAGCGTGAACTTGAGAATGCTCAAAATGAGCAGGAAAAAGACCTGATTCGTGGATACATGCGTGAATTCATGGCCGAGTAATAAGTTGTTCACTTGAGGCGCTTCTTTCTTGATGAGGGTTGCGCCTCTTGTATTTTTAAGGAGAAATCAAAATGTCAATAGTAGATAAGATTGATGCTTATTCCGGTACCGAGGTACTGTCTAAAAACATCGAAGACGCCGTAAGTAAACTTCCTAACGGCGCAATTAAAACAGAAGCTCTTGACGTAGTTCTTGATGTTGATATCGCTGCCGACACAGATCTTCTTGGTAAAGTTGTTGGTGATCTTCAGGAAAATATCAGAGTTTGGAACGACCAGATCACAGGTCATCTTAAGTACGTAACTGGTTACACAGGATTCTCTGGAGATCCTGATGAGCAGAAAGGTAATTACATCGCACTTCACGCGAGCGTTACAAATGCTGAGGATGCCACGATCAAAATCAATGGAACTACCCTCGATGAGGATGGAATCATTGTTCTTATAGTTAAGAAAGCGTTCCCGAAAGTTATTGTGGAAGTAACTAAAGAAGGCTATAGACCGGTTAGAAAGCAGTACACAATGAACAGTATCACTCTTGCACCGGAAGCCTAAAAGGACTGATTAATAATGTTATCTAACACGGCAACGCCGATTTATTACAAACAATTTCGCGATGCCGTGATGCGTGGCGAAATCCCTGTAAATTATTACATCTCATTAGAGATGAACCGCATAGATTCCCTCATAGATAATCCCGCCGTGTTCTATGACGACATGGCGGTTGAGGGTTTTATAGCATATTGTAATAACGAACTTACACTTACGGATGGATCTGATCTGGAATTGTTGGACTCTTTTAAGTTGTGGGCGGAGCAGTTATACGGATGGTATTACTTTGAAGATAGAACTGTGCCTGCCAAAGATCCAGAGACCGGGCACATACGCTATATTAGAAAAAGAGTAAAGCGAAGACTAATAAATATTCAATATTTAATTGTCGCAAGAGCTGCTGCGAAATCCATGTATGGTTCGTGTGTTCAATCATATGGACTTAACTGTGATACGTCTACTACAGAGCAAATAACCGTTGCGCCGACAATGAAACAGGCCAACGAGGTTATGTCGCCCATAAAAACGTCTATTACAAGGGCTAGAGGGCCCTTATTTAAGTTCTTAACAGAGGGGTCTATCAACAATACTACAGGGTCAAAAGCCAGGCGTGTAAAGCTTGCATCTACAAAAGATGGTATTCAGAACTTTCTTACCGGATCTATTCTAACGGTCAAACCGCTTAGCATAGACAAGCTTCAGGGCCTTCGTACAAAGTACAACACTCTTGACGAATGGCTCTCTGGCACAATACGAGAGAACCCAATAGGAGCTATTGACCAGGGCGCGTCTAAGTTAGACGACTATATTATCCTTGCGATGAGCTCAGAAGGTACCGTACGAAATGGAATTGGCGATACCATCAAAATGGAGTTAATTGACATCTTAAAGGGTGAATACATTGCTCCGAACGTATCTATCTTTTATTACAGACTAGATGATGTAAGCGAAGTTAAAAACCCCGACATGTGGCTTAAAGCAAATCCGAACATCGGTGCAACAGTCACATATGAAAAGTATCAGAGAGAAGTTGAAAGGGCCGAAAAGGTTCCTTCCGAACGAAACGATATTCTTGCAAAGAGGTTTGGTATACCTCTGGAAGGTTACACATACTTCTTTACATATGAAGAAACATTCGTGCATCGGTATAGAAGCTATAGAGGTATGGTTTGTGCTATGGGCGCAGACCTTTCTCTTGGCGATGACTTCTGTTCTTTTACATTCTTGTTCCCTCTTAGAAACGGATGTTTCGGAGTTAAGACAAGAGCATACATCACAGAAGTCACTATGCGTGAATTGCCAGAAGCTATGCGCTCTAAATATGAAGATTTTATTAGAGAAGGCAGTCTAGTCGTCATGGAAGGCGTAGTGCTGGACATGATGGAGGTCTATGAAGATCTCGACAAGTTCATCATAGACAATGAATATACTGTCGAAGCTTTTGGATACGACCCTTACAATGCTGAGGCTTTCGTAGCAAGATGGGAAGCAGAGAATTCACCGTTCGGGGTGTTTAAAGTTCGTCAAGGCCACAGAACAGAATCTGTACCGCTTGGAGAACTTAAGAAACTTGCTACAGAGCGTATGCTGCTGTTTGATGAAGAGCTTATGAAGTTCTGTCTTGGAAACTGTATAGTTCTCGAAGACACAAATGGCAACCGTAAACTATACAGACAGCGTAAAGATCAGAAGATCGATGCTGTAGCTGCTATGATGGATGCTTTTGTAGCGTATAAAGTAAATAAAGAAAGTTTTGAATAGGAGGTCTTAATGGCAACATTATTAGACCGCATTAAAGCCGGATGGAATGTTTTCATGAACAAAGATCCGACTGCCCCATTAATGCTTAACCAAGATTACTCCTATGGATATGGGTTTGGATCGCGCCCCGACCGAAGAAGATTAAGTCGTGGCAATGAGCGCTCCATAATAAACTCCATTTACAACCGAATCGCAATAGATGTTGCGGCAATACAGATAGAGCATGCGACAGTAGATGGCGACAACAGATATCAGGAACCTGTAGATTCAGGACTCAATAATATCCTATGTTTGGAAGCGAATATCGACCAGACAGGACGAGAATTCATTCAGGACGTTGTTATGTCGATGCTTGATGAAGGCGTTGTTGCGATGGTGCCCGTCGATACAACTGTTGATCCAAAAGATGGCAGTTACGACATCACAACTATGCGAACCGGTCAAATCCTGGAGTGGTATCCACAGGAAGTAAGAGTAAAAGTCTATAATGACAGAACCGGCAAACGTGAAGAGTTAAGACTTCCTAAACGTTATGTCGGAATAATAGAAAATCCGTTATATTCGGTAATGAACGAACCGAATTCGACATTGCAAAGGCTTATCAGAAAGTTAAATCTGCTTGATGTAGTCGATGAGCAAAGCGGATCTGGAAAGCTTGATATCATTATTCAACTTCCGTATACGATCAGAACGGAACTCAAGAAAAGAGAAGCGGAGAAGCGCAGAAAAGATATAGAAGAGCAGCTTGCCGGTTCTAAGTACGGGGTTGCGTACACTGATGGAACGGAGAGAATAACCCAGCTCAACAGACCTGCTGAAAACAATTTGCTTAAACAGGTAGAATTTCTTCAGACCGAACTTTACAGTCAGCTTGGTATAACCAAAGAAGTGTTTGAAGGAACGGCCGACGAAAAGACAATGTTGAATTACTATAATCGAACCGTAGAACCAATTTTATCAGCTATTGCAAACGAAATCAAAAGGAAATTCTTAACTAAGACTGCCAGAACAAAAGGGCAGTCTATTGTTTTCTTTAGAGATCCTTTCAGACTTGCGACGGTTGAAGAAATTGCGGAGACAGCGGACAAGTTTACCAGAAATACGATCGCTACCTCCAACGAAATACGTTCAATTATCGGTTGGAAACCGTCTTCAGATCCTAAAGCAGATGAACTCCGCAACGCAAACATTGCGGAGTCGAAGGATGTTCAAAATGGAGATGAAACACAGAAATTGATGCTGGGAGGTAAAAATGCCTAAAGATTATGATTTTTCCGGATGGGCTACTCGATTCGGAGTTAGGTGTTCCGACGGCAGAACCATCACAAGTGATGCGTTTCGTGACAACGATAGAGGCACAGTACCTCTTGTATACAGCCACGTACATGACAACATCTCGAATGTTATAGGCCATGCGGTTCTTGAACATAGAGATGAAGGCATGTATGCGTACGGATACCTTAACAACACACAGTCCGGCAGAGATGCCAGAGAACAGCTCCGAAATGGAGACCTTAGATATCTGTCCATTTATGCCAATCGTCTTACAGAAAAGAACGGTGCGGTGCTTCACGGAGATATAAAGGAAGTCAGTCTTGTGTTAGCCGGTGCTAATCCAGGCGCAATGATTGACGTTCCTTATATCGAACATGACGCATTCGACAATCTCGATTTCGAAGGAATCATCTATAACAGCGACGAGGATACTATTCATCTTGCTCAC